GGCCGCCAGTGGAACACCATGGCGATGTCCGCCATGGCTTCGTCCACGCTTACAGGTACGCTTCTTCCTTGCGCTGCTTCTGCACGAAAAAACCCACCAGCTCCGTGCCTACGGCGGTCAGGTCGGCGGTGTCCATGTTGGCCACATCCTGTTTTGTCAGCGTCGGTGAGCTGATACGGGGCAACAGCACCTGCAGGCTGTTGAAGTCCAGGTTCAGAATCTCTTGCAGACTCAGGCCACGCAGCTCACCGGATTTCGGTTTGCGCAGGGTGATCACCTCAATCACCTGGTCGCCGCGCTTGATCGGCTCATCCAGCTGCACGGAGTAGGGCGGCAGCTCTTTGCGGATCGCGGTGGTCAGTTCGTTCTGGGGCTGGTCTTTTACTTTGTCGTTCATGGTTTGCATCCCGTTGCAGTGAAAAAGGGCCGGCGCCTGGGGGCCACCGGCCAATGCCGTGAATTAGAGCCCGATCGCGCGGCGCTGGTCGGCCAGGCGGTCTTCGCCGTTAACCATCTCAACCATGTTGATCAGGTCGATCTCTATCAATGTTTCGCCGTTCAATGTGAGTTTGTAATAACTCAGCTCAGAGGTGACCTTGAATTCGCTGCCTTCCCCTGGTTTGGCGTTACCCATGTCGATCTTGCTGTGGCGTCCGCGCGCTTCAACTTCAACCGCGTCAACCTCACCGGTATCGTCGCGTTGATAGGCACCAGCGAAACGCAGCAGCACTGCATCATGGGTTGTGATTGCATACTGGCGGATGGCATCGTCCATGAAGCCTCCGCAGGTCCATTCCATGGACAAGGCCTCCTGGCCATGATCCGTTTTGACGGGGCCGTTCATGCCGCCGGCCCGCCATTCTTCCATTTTCCGTTCCAAGCCAGGCAGCGTTACTTCAGAGACTTGGCCAACATAGGAAAGACCATCATTGAACAGGTTCATGTTCTTGAGTTTACGTGGCAGTGCCATGGGTCAATCCTCCTTTATGCAATGATCTGGCTGGCAAAGTCGGCCAAATAACGATCAGTGATACGCTGTTTAAACATGAGGTTTTCCAGCGGTGGCACCGGGGTATAGTCGTAGTCGATGTAGAGTTTGCCTGCCTTTAGTGTTTCCGGCGTGTTGGCATCGGGGTCGTACCAGGCAGAGCCATCAATGATGTAACCCATGGATTTCAGTTCACGGAACTTGGCGTTAACGCCCGCAATGATGTCTTTGATCAGACTGGCGTGCATCGGCTTGTCGATCGCCCACAAGTGCGCTTCAGCCATGGTGTCGGCCAGCACTTGCGCAGTGCGCACGTAGTTTTCAAACGCGAACAACGGATCTTCGGTACAGGTACGAGAGCCCCAGAAACGGAAGCCACTGCGGTTGATCAGCGTGGTGACTTCGTTTTCGTTCAAGTAGCCCGCATCGGTGGCTGGGTTTTGCAAATCCCAATAGAGATCTTTGCTGATGCCGGTAACAGCGTTAACCGGAATGTTGGACAGGGTTTTATGCCAGCCTACCTCTTCGTCCAGCTTGGAACGCAGGCCCAGGGCGCGGGCTGTTGCGAACAGCGTGGTCTCTTCATTGGCGACGCTATCCCAGCCCACAAAATCGGGCCAGATCACCATCACTTCTCGCTGGCCGAAGTTTTCACGGTAGGTGACAGCCTCTTCCTTGGTTTCGGCGCCGAAGGCGGATACATAGGCAAACGCCCGCAGTTGCTGAGCAATACCGACCAGTTCGACGGCCACTGGCAGGTCGTCAAGTCCCGGCACACCCAGAATACGTGGCTTAACACCCACCTTGGCCTCGGCGGCCAGCAGGGCTTTCATGCCGGTGTAGTCGCCAGTAGCGGTTACAGTCCCAATCAGGTTGGTGGTGGTTTCAGCAGCATCTGCACCTTCGGGCACACGCACGGCGATGATGATTGGCTTGGTCTGGTCGGCGATGGCGTCTAGTGCCTTAGACAGTGTGCCGGTTGTGCCAGCCTTGCCAATCGCTTCAAATACATTGGTGATCAGTTTTGGCTTGTTGGCCGGGAAGTAGTCAGCGTCTGCATCGTCAGCAGTGGCAACCAGCCCGATCACGGCCGTCGATACGGTCCGGATCGGGCGGGTGCCCTCGTTGATCTCGATGACGCGGACGCCGTGATGGTATTCGGTTGCCATTGGCTCTCTCCTGCGGTTTGCGTTGCACTGGACTCAGTGTGCAGCCTCGCGCGAGTAGAGAGGAGGCCGTGGGAGTGTAAGGACGGGTAATACAACAAATAACCGCCCCGAAGGGCGGTTAGAGGGATAGGTGTCAGGCGCTGTATGCGGTTATGAAGTCAGTGTTGAGATCAATTGCCACCAGCTCATCCACAGTGGCTGCATTGCTGATCTGGTTCGCTACTTGGCGTTCAGCGCGAAAGCAGCGACGGACGTGATCTGCAACGGCCTGGGCGATGGGTTCCAGCTCGGTCAGGCTGACGGTTACCCAGCCGCTGGCCGCTTTCCAATTGGTATCGGCTACCAGGCCAGACAGCAGTGACTGGTACGCCCCGGACAGCATTGCCTGCGCCTCGCGCTCGGTGTTGATGACGGTGCCGTCCGGCAGGGTGATACCGCCGGTTTCGCGGGAGTATCGGATGGCGGCCGCTTCGTTAAACATCTCGATCTTTCGGGCTTCGATAGCGGCAGCCAGATCGGCGCCTGCCAACACTCGCAGTACGCCCGGCACAGTGGTGTCAGCGGTATCGGCTACGCGGCCATAGTAGCGCGCAGGGTTGCCACGCACGAACCATAGGAAATCGATGCCAGTAATAGGGTCAGCCGGTCCGTGTTTTGCCGGTGCCTCCGTTGTAGGCACCCTCGTCAAGTGGTCTACCTGAACATATTCAATCAACTTCATATCTAAACTCCTTGGGAATTAAAGATAAACCCGGCGCACGGCCCGGGCGTAAGGGCCTGAGTATGTTTTGCCCAACTTCGACTCAGCGCCATTGACAAGGTCCACTCGCCAAGCGTCACTACTGTTATACTCGTTTTCAGTCCAGTGACTGGTAGCCTTGAGCTCTTCAGAGCCTCCTGACTTGAATTGCGTGAGCGGTGTCTGAGCAGGCACTATCGTGGTGTAGTTGGCTGTTTGAGGAATGATGCGGGTACTGGCACCAAAGCCAGTATTATTGGTTGCCGTGCTTGGTTTTAAATTCCAGTACAGCGCTCTCATTTCATCAAGATCGGCCAGTTTCCAGTCGTCGTAACCACCGGCATTCACCGAATCCGCAAAGGATAAAGCAGCCGACCAGCTTTCTGAACCAGCCAGCTCGCCACTGGCTTTTGGGCTGACGACCAGGGCGTATTCATCACCCAACTCATCCAGCATTCGGCAGACGTAGTACCCACCCTCGTAAGGAGTTCCGGCTGCTGTCGGCACAAACTGTGCAGAAGTAGTAAACGATATCGCATCAGACCAGCCTGATGATCCTATGCTCGCGCCACTATGGCGTGCGCGCAGGTAGTAAACAGTGGATTCAGTCAGCGTTCCGCCAGGCACCTGAATACTTTCCAGGTTACTGGTATCCGCCAGGGATTCCCACACGACGGAACTGAACGCGGCATCCGTGGCCACTTGCCAGTCTGTACTTGTGTGGGTATCCACCCCGATCGGATATGTCTTGAATGCGTTAGTCGTCAGGGTGGGCGTTTCACCCACGTCTGTAGCACCGTTTGCTGGGTTAAGCGCTTCGGGCGTCGCTACAGTCTGAGCACCCACAGCAATGATGAATGATGAGCTGCCGTCGTTCCGGTTGACCGACAACGTCAAATTTCCCGCAGATTCGGCAGCGTCAATATTCAGCGTGATGGATTCGCCCAGGATACTGGCTTCGCCAACGTCTGTGGCCACGGTGTAGATACTGAAATCATCATAATCAGTGATGGTGTAGGTATTGCTGCTGCCGGGGTAAACCAGGTTCGGCCCAACTAGCGACACTCGAGCCAGACTGTATGTGCCGACTTCTTCGTTGTTAACGAATTGCATCAGATCACCACTGACGCACGCATCATTCAAGCGTACCTGGGTGGCATTCAATGCCTGCCACTTGGATGGCGGTATACGGTCGCCATTTTTGTAGACAGCCAGGCCATGCGTCCGAGTTTCAATCAGGTTGAAAACATGCTGACCATCAACTGCAACCCGCTCTTCGGTAATTGAGTGGATGTGAATATTGAGCGATTCATCAGGGTCAAACCATTCGGTATGGCCTTCTGCATTGGATGCCTTGCGTAGCAGCTGTCCTGTCAAGCCACCGGCAGGCAGAATGTATGTGCGCAGCAGCTCCAGATCAGACTTCGTTGCCAGCGTGATGTAGTCGCTAATGACAGCGGTTACATTGGTGGCATTCCCGACAACGGTTACCAGATCAAAGATTTGCTCGACAACAGTGGCCCCGCCTTCTGCGGGCAAAAAATCAGACTGACTGCCGCTATTGCTGTAGGAATATAGCAGCTCTTCCAACGTGTCTGGATCGCGAGCGAAGACGCCGATCTCGCGCACGAAGAACCCCGTCGTTACACCCTCATTGGTCAGGATTGCGCGGATCTTACTAGTGCCATCGCCGATTACCTCGAATGCCTGTATCGACAGGCTCTGCTTTTCATCGACTAAGGCGACGAGAGATTCAGGTGTTTCTGGGTCGTCACCGGCGCCCAGCGCCACACGGGTGAACTGCAGTTGCTGACCGATCTGCGCCTTGGCCTGCAGTTGGCGGCCGGCATTGGTCAGGATCAGGCCGGGGAAATTCGCCATGGTTATGCCCTCGGGTTAATCGTGATTATGGTTGCGATGTGGTAAGCACTGCCAATCAGCAGCGCAGCGTTTGGCAGCGTGATTGCAACGCCTGCCGGGTCGATCGTCAGGGTTTTTCCGGTGTGGGTAATGCCCGCGAACGTCAACGCGGAGGGATCTGGTGCAGTATCCAGCCTGGGTGCAACGGCCATCATGATGCCGGTATGCGTGTACCCCCCTAAGTTGAACCCCAATGTCGCACTGCGTTTGACCTGCACCGCCACCAGCCAGCTACGCACCGGCTTGGCAGCGTCAACCAGTTTTATCAGACGGTCATAATCGTCCGCGCTGGCCAGCCAGCCAGATGTGGCAATTTTGAATTCATGCGGGTCCAAATCGTCAGTTTGCCAGGGCTCAACTACATCACCGCCGCCCAATACCAGGTTGATGGCTTCCTTGACGGCTGCCGGGGTGCCTTTGCGTTTGTGCAGGTACAGGGATGCGGCTACCAAGCTGCGCTTTTGTTCCAGGGTCCATTGGCTGTCCCAGCGGTCCACGCTGAACGCCCAAGCCAGCCACGGCAGCAGGTCCGCCGGGCAGTTGGCAGGGTCCCAGAGCGTGCGTGTAGGCACGGGTATATCGCCCAGGCGAGCGGTCGCACATTCGGTAGCACGCTCGGTTTCAGTGCTGTTGGGCGGCAGCAGGCTGATGCAATCACTCATCAGTGCCCCCGATGCTGACGGTGGCGCCGGTACAGTAGGCGGCTTGGTGCCTGCTGATCACGATGTCAGCAGCAGGCGCGGTCAGCCCCACATTCTGAACGCCCTCCTGGTGTAGCGCCGCGTAGAGTCCCGATAGGGTGATATCGTGCCCCAGGCGGTGGTGGGTGCTGATGTACTGATTCAGGGACGCTTCAGCGGCTGCCAGCACCACGGTACTATCAGGACCGGGGTACAGGGTCAGTTCTGCAGTGACGGTATAGGGTACAATCTCAGCGCTCTGCGCGGTTACATGGTCTGTCAGAGGGCGCACGTCATCGGATGACAGAATGGTCTCTACTGCAGCTACAAGATCCGCGCTGGCTGTGCCGTCCCCGGTACGACTCATCACAGTAACCAGCACATCCCCTGGTCGGGGGCTGGTGACACTGGCATCCAGTATATCTGCATCAGCTGCCAGTGCGTGGAAAATGTAGGCACCCTCCGGTCCGGCCGTACTGAACCCCTCAAATGACAGCTGCACGCGGCGGCGCAGGTTGGCGTCGTCTTCGTAGGTCGGTGGCACGGGCGGTACGGCATCCGGGTCGCCGGCATCAATCAGCAGCCGTTGCACCTGGTAGTTGGCGGCTATCTGGTCCAGATCGCCGCCCTGGGCAGAGGCCAGCATTACCGCCTTGGATGCTTCGTTTACGCGCTGTCGCAGCAGGGTTTCACGGTACGCGCAGACCTCCAGCAGCTTGCGCAGTGGCTCCGATTCCAGGGCGAGGGTATCAGCCAGCCCCGGAGCGCGTGCGAGCAGGTCGGCCACCATATCGGATAACACCTGCTCGTAGTCGATCTGTTCGACCACGTCCGGTGCTGGCAGTTTATCCAGTGCTATGGCTGTAAACCCGCTCATGCGCCACCTCCCAGAGTGATGTTGGCGGTGATTTCGGCATTGTTGGCGAGGCGCCCGCTGATTTCGACCAGCGCACCGGCAGGCGGCTGGAAGGCCATCTGGATGCGAGAGATTCTGAAGCGCGGTTCCCAGCGCATCACGGCCGCAGCCGTGGCAGCATATACCCGCAGCAGCGTGGTGCGGTTCATGGGCTGGTCAACCAGGTCTGGAACGATACTGCCATACTCGCGGCGCATCACACGGGTGCCCACGGGGGTGGTGATGATGTCGCTGATGCTTTGGCGGATGTGATCGTCCAGTGAGTCGAGTCCGGTACCAGTTGTTTTATTCAGGCCGATAGCGGTCATGGTCAGCCTCCTGCGAATACATTGCTGCTGCCGGTGGCAGCGTGGCCACAGCTGGCAGAATCGCCGGCACGGCATATGGGGATGGATTCGGCAAAAACACTGGAACTAGCCGCTGCCATGACGGGGGCAGCATGTGGCGACAAACCATGTCCGGCCACATCGCAGTTCAGTACAGCGACAGGTGAGCCATTCACAAAGACGCTGGGTGCCAGCACGCCAATCAGCGTGCCGCCTGCTGAATCCTGACTTGTGCGAGATATGCCTGGCATCAGTTGAGGGCCACCCGGGATCCGTTGATTACGATATTACCGTCGGCTGTCAGATGCAGGTCGCCGGCAGCGTGTACCTGGAGTTTTCCGTTGCTTGCGTTGTGCTCGATGTAGCTGCCGTCTTCGAACTGGACCAGGTCCACGTCCGGATCGGTACTCGGCGCATCGAGCGCACTGGTGTAGAGGATCTGCAGGATCACCGCTTGTGCCGGGTCACCGGAGGGGCAGCCCAGCACCACCTGAGTGCCAATGCGCAGCGGTCGCCAGCGGCGGAAGTTGCGGCCCACCTCAGCAGGCCATGCCAGCCAGTTGGTGAGCAAGCCGCCGGTTTTTACTCGCAGCTTGCGCGCAGCGTGGTCCACCTCGGCGATGGTGCCCAGGCGGATCAGTGATTCAATGCGGCGGTTCAGGTCGGCGGTATTCATACCCCGATAATGCACAGCCCTCGCGCGGGAGTAGAGCGTGGGTGTGTGTAGACCGGGGTTATACAAACAGGCCGCCAGTGGGTGGCGGCCTGGCGGGGTGACTTCAGGTGTGCCGTCATGTGCGAAGTGGCACGGTTGAACGCCTTACCTCTACTGCATCCAAGCCATTTGCGTCCAAGAACTCTCGGACGCCTTGATCCAAAAGTTCATCGCTCTCCGGACCTAGTACCACTTCAGATATTACCAAGGGGAATGTGTTGTCACCAAGGTTGAGCACTTCTGTAGAGGGCACGTACGGGATAAGCCTGCCCCTGGCCGCACGAAACGATCTTCGTGGGCTTTCAATACCAATTGCACTCACTACATCGGGTTGATCAATGTATGCAAGACGGTATTCATTTTCGCTTTTAAAAGCTGGATGTTTGAAAAACACCGCTAGTTCCAAAAGGCGGTCAGATTTGTGGTAGAGGTCAGGTGCGTTTTCTAGTTTCCCATTGTCCATATCTGACTTAAATGCAGAGGTAAGATGATGAACGTAAATTCGGGCCAATTCTGCTTGGCGACCTGGATCATATTCGACGTGCTGGAAGCGAGCATCTGAAACGTGCAGTGACAAGGGGTGTGTAGGGAAACCAATAGCGATAGGACCGTATGCTCGCCACTGACTCAGGCTGTCATCATCCGCAGAAAAAGAAGTCATACATATGCGATTGGTGGATGCAGATAGTTTCTCCTTCCAGGCAAGTAGCAGTCCTCGAATCTGTTTGTCGGTTTCGTTTTCAAGCATCGTCATTACTTCTTGAAGTAGAAGCTCAGTGCCATAGCTAATTTCTTGGCGATCGTTAAGGTACGCAAACTCAGTCATCCACACAGCTCGATTACTGACAATTCCCATGAACCCTTCAAGAGATGTGTAGTGATAAACAGTTTTGGGACGGGCGTCCGACACGAGTTTGTAGCGCCTTGCCTCATTCCAAAACGTTTGAATTGCACCAAACCAATTCGGATGCGTATTGGGCTCCCAGCTATAATAAACGCCACCTAATGGCGACTCCCACTCCTTACGCTTCCACCTTGTAGGTTTTCCAGCTGGGTAGAAAGTCGCCGTTTCAAACTCATCTTCTGAAATGCCGTTTGGGCAGTCAGGCCACGCACAAGGGAGTGCACTTACAGAGCCATGTTCTGTGCATCCAATGTGTTTGCTTGTTGTGATCGTTATACGTCGCATGAACTACTCCTTTGTATCGTCGCAGCATCCAACAGAACTGCGACCTCCGTGCTCTGATAGTGTATCAATTCGATGAAAGGTACTAGTCGGATAAGTCGCGCGATGGTCACGATTCAAAAAGAGTTGCTGGCTGGGTCTAAAAGAGTTTGAACGGTTTTAGGAGTTGAGTTCTTCGGATAGTAGTTGTAACGCTCAGGTCAGGTCAGGTCAGGTGAGGTGTTTGATCAGCAGATCCTGCACCAGGTCAATATCGGCCTCGGCCCAGCCGACCAGCTCGCGCTTTTCGTACTTCACATCGGGGCCGTTCTTGGCCACGCGATCGCGCAGGCCGTAGTGGTGGACGCGGGCGAGTTTGGCAATATCGCCGAAGAAGCCGACGCTGACGCTGTTGGCGTTGTATTTGGTTTTCAGGTATTTGGTGGTGCGCAGCTTGGTGAACATCGCCTTGCGCCGCACCCGACCGGTTTTGGCTTGCCCGCGTCTGGGTGCATAGGCGCTGCCATCGGGGTTACGCTGCTCGGCGATCCGTTGGCGTTGCGATCGGCGCAGTTCGGTGGCCAGGTTACGGGCCAGGTGTTTGCGTTCCTTGGGCCCCAACTTTTCAAGCAGCGGGGTTGCCCATGTTTCCAGCCGCTGCAGGTCACTCATCAGGCGTCAGCTTCTCGTCATCGTGCCAGAGCGTTTTGAACAGCACCGGCTCGGGCAGGTTCCATTCCGGTACCGGCTCGGCCAGGTGCTCGGTGGTGTAGTTGCCTTCGGCGGTGCTGTTCACCAGTACCCGCTCGGTCAGCGGCAGGGTAATGCTCAGGTCGATCTTGCGGTGGTCGATGATGTCCGCTTCAAACTGGATGGCGTCCGACTCCATCTCGGGCTGGGCGTGTTTGACCCATGCCAGCAGCGGGACCAGCACGGTATCGGTATGGTCGGCCAGGTCGGTGATGATCAGGTTCAGGGTGTACTGGTATTCAAAGTGCAGGCTGGTTTGCAGCCGTGCCTGCAGGTTGCCCCGGTCGATGAAGATCTGCAGCTTCTCGGGGTTGCGCTTGAAGTCACGAACGCTGGCGAGCAGGTATTCACGCAGTTCAAGTGGCTTGCGCATAGACCTCTCCTGATGGGGCGATGTAGATGGTTTGGTCGTCATGGCCCCGGGTCATGTAGTCCTCGCCGTACAGCTGTACGGCACGGTACCAGCCGCGGCGGCGCAGGTACCACATGCCGTCTTTTTTCAGCCAGCGCAAAAATTCACGGTTGCTCTCGTCAAACCATTTTATGTCGAGCAGGCCCTGCTTCATGAGCTGGTACAGGGCATCGTGTATGGCGCTGCCGCGCATGCTGTTGGGGGTGTCGACGGTGGGGCCGGATGGGCCGTCCCATGCGTAGCCCGCTTCGAGCGTCAGGGTGCCGTCTGGCTGCAGGGTGATCCAGTCGGTTTTCAGGGTGTGATCCGGCTTGATACGGGTCTGGAAGGTCTCGCTCTCGGGCAGGTCGTATTTCCAGTTGCGCTTACGGTATTTCATCGGTCTGATCCTCTTCCAGCAGGTCCAGTAGATCGGTACACAGGCCATCGGCCGGGTAACCCGGCACGGCCACGCGGATCATACGCAGCAGGATGGCACGGGCCACCGGATCGGATTCGGCACAATAGCGGGCCTGCAGGGTGAGTACGTGCACGGTGCCATCCACGGCGGTGGCCGAGAAATCGCCCAGCTGGTAGCCGTCCTGCAGGCGCGGGGCTGAGCAGCCGGCGAGGGTGACAACGATGGCGGCAGTGAGCAGGGCGCGTTTCATGCGGCAACCTCCTGATTTGAGTAACGGTCATAGGCCTCGGCCAGCCGGGTGTCGTATTGGTTTTTGCGGTAGCCGGGGCCGTTGTAGCGGCGAGCGAAGGCGGTCCAGTCGAGGGCCTGCAGGGCGGTGAGCAGATCCGGATCGGTCTGGATGAAACGCACGAATGTGCCCAGCTGGTTGGCTTCGGTGGTGCGCTGCAGGGCAACGAAGTCGTCTACGCTGTCAAACCCCAGCCGCTGCCAGTGGAAGCCCATGATCTGGAACAGACCCCAGCTGCAGGATTCCAGCGCGCTCGGCGCGTGGATTTGGCTGGCGTTGCTCAGGCGGAAATGCTCGGCGCTGAGGCCTCGGTACCCGCCGGGTGTTTTGTTGATCAGGCCGGGGTAGCGGGTGCACAGGTCGGCGACTTCGTTTCGGCTGAAACCGTTGGCGAGCAAACGGCGGCGCATGATGTGGCGTTCAAACAGGATCACCACGCGGCCATCGGGCAGGAAGCCGGTGCCACGGCTCTCGACTTCATACACTGCTTGAACGGCGGCTGTATCGATATCCAGCATTTTGCTGGCTTCAGCAATATGGTCGCGGTTGATGAAGCGGTGCGTATCCTGGCCGAGCAGCGCCGTCTGGGTTTTAGGCCCGACAATGCCGTCATCAATCAGCCCCCGAGCGCGTTGGAAGGCGCGCACGGCCGCATCAGTGGCCGGGCCGAAGTCGCCATCCACGACCAGATCATACCCAGCAGCCTTTAGGCGCTGCTGCAGCACCCGCACGTCATAGCCTTGGGCCTTGAGTCTCAGTTCCACTGGTGCCCCCTTGCGAGTCGGATCAGTTGAGCGATATTGCCGCGTGCGTACCAAGTGGCGGCTGTCAGTAGGCAGAGCATCAGGATGCCGATCGGGTGGATCTGGGTGCTGCTGATTTTGCCGGTGACGATGCACAGGGCGACCGAGCCGGTCACGACAATCACCAGCCAGGCCAGCAGTGACACATGCCGTTTGAAGCGGGCCGTACCGCGGCGGTAGAACAGCAGCCGCAGGCAGGTGCCGGCGGCGCTGGCGAATACGATCAGATCGAGCAGGTTCATTTGCGCAGCCCCCGAATCAGGTTGATCAGGTTCACGTCTTCCATCTGCCGTACCACCGGCTGGGTGACTGAGATGCACAGCACGCCGCCGAGGAATCCGGCCACGCCGCTTTCCTTGATGAAGGTGAGGTTGATGATCTCGGGCGCGGCGATGTAGCCCATGGTCAGGCTGATCAGCAGGTACATGGCACGCACCCAGTGGCGCAGCTCTTTGGCTGACATGACGAACAGGGTGGCCCCCGCGAACGCGCCGATCAGGGCATTGCCATCAATGCCAGGGAACATGGCGGCCAGGCCGATGCCGGTGGTGGCAACGGTGATCGCGGTGGTAGTGCTGGGCTCTGCCATGGGGCTCTCCTTAATCCCAGAGTTGGAGCGTTTTGGTGACCGGCTTGCTGTCTGCCAGGGCGGGTAACGTGATCAGGTGGCCGTGGGGCAATACGGGGCCTAACTCGCACAGGCCGGGGTTGACGGCGTAGACCTGCTCGGTGACGCGACCGGTGCGGCCGTAGTGTCGCCAGCAGATCAGGTCGACGGTGTCGCCTTGCTGTGCCCGCACCTGAGTGGCCATCAGATCAACTCCACAGTGGTGCGCTGCCGTCCGCTGATCTGGCGGATCGCCAGAATGGCCTGACGGCGGTACTGGTCGATGGTCGGGTCGAGGTTGTCAGCACGGTCACCACCCTGCAGGGTGCTGTCGTAGTCGCGGTAACGCTCGGTCAGCTCCGCCTTTGCGAAGTTGTACACGGCACGGCGGTACAGGGTGAGGTTGATGCTGTCGCCTCCGATCGCTTCAGCGGGTACGTCGGCCAACGTGGCGTGACCGGCCAGCACCTGCTTATCCTTCCAGGCCGTCAGATCCGCATTGGTGTCGATGATGCCGTTGATCAGTGCTTCGCGCAGACGCTCTGACGTGATCTCGGAGCCGATCCGCATCACGGCGCGGCAGTCGGTCAGCGAGATGGCAGGCCAGAAGGCGCTGTTGACGATATCGGGCTCTTCGATGCTGGGTGAGTTGGCGACGAATCCGTTCATAGCTGGTCTCGCTTCGGTAGGTGGGCGGTGGAGGTGCGCGTCAGCGAGGTAACCCTATGACTGGACACACATCAGCACACCTGCCGCCCGACGCGTTGGGACGCTCGGTTAAGCCTGGTCTGAATCAGAACCGGGCTTGTTCTGTTGCAGCTGCTTTTCCAGCTGCTTGATCTGGGTTTTGACGCCGCAGCCATCGTGCAGGGCGAGAGCCTCCTTCAGGTGTTCCTGCGCACTGGCAAGATTGCCCTCTTCGATAAAGCTCAGACCGACAGCTTTATGCAGTTTTGCACGCACCTCATCAGGCATGTCTTGATCGGCTGTCAGTCGCAATACCTGTTCCAATATGTATGTGGAAAGGTCGGCGCCGCCCTTAATGACGGCTTCTGCAAACTCTTCAGCAATCAACGTGGCAGTGCTGCGTTGGAACTTGTCAGGCATCGGCAGTCTGTGCTTCATGGCATAACGCGCGATATCCAGAGCATCCGCATATTCTCCGGCGTCAATGTTCCAGAGCATCAGCGTCATCAGCACATCATCAGTTACACCAGCATCAGACATCAGCACGCCGGTGATGTAAGGCTCATACTCTGGCAGTAGCTCACGCTTGAGCTCGGCGCGAGCCTTCATCGACTCGATGCCTTTCAGGCGCCGCTTGTCTTCATACAGCTTGGCCAGCATCAGCTCGTACTGGCTGGCGTCTGGTCGTACCTGTGAGTCAGCGGCGGCTGCGGCTTCCTGCGCCGCTTTCACACGCATCATGTGACGTTTAGCGGGTGAGATCATGTCAGCACCTTTTGATCAGTGGCTGGGCCGCTCCTTAAGGAGCAGCCGGAGCCTCGGTGACGATGTTTTCGATCAGGCAGCACAGACCGTAGTCTTCGATCACGTAGGCATCGTTGGATGACTCGTAGTTCTCGATACGGTCGCGTTTCGGGTTGTCCATGAGGTGGCGACGGCGTGCCCCTTCCTGGAAGTAGATCGAGAGGTTATCCAGCCGGGTGATCAGCATGGTGCCCGCCGGTACGAACGGTGCACGCACGGCCGGCAGACCGCCGACACGCTTCTGGCTGATGATCATGTCAGCCGCCAGAGTCTCGCTCGGGTCGCGGTTCTGGTTCACCAGCGGGAAGTACTTATCGGCCAGCAGCTCGCGGCCCATGATCGCCACCAGCTCGGTGTCCTCGCGGTACCAGGGTTCGATCAGGTTGTTCACGGCGTCAAACACCAGCGCGTCCAGGTTCGCGTAATCACCGCCCTTATAGGCTCTCACCTCGCCGGAGGCGTCAACCACTTCAGCCAGTACGCGCTCGGCAGCCTCGCTGCGGTACTTCTGCAGCCAGCCGATGTTCACGTCCTGCAGCAGCGGGTTGGTCGCCACATTGGAATCGGCGGCATAACTGATGCCGTTGAAACCGATGGTGATGCGGTCCAGTGCCTGGCGGCGCAGGATGGCGTCACGGATGCGGGTCTGGAAGTCGGGGAACTTGGCCCACAGGTCCAGCTTGGCATAGGTAATATGTGTGTCTGAGTTGTTCTTGCGGCACAGGTAGCCGCGCTCATCCAGCGTGGTCGGATCTTTGGTCTGACGATCCTTGTTGCTGGTGTCGGTGTTGCTGGCAATGGGGCTGCCGATGCCAAGGCCCAGCTTGTCACCCTGCATCTCGGTCACACCGATGATGTTGATTTTGCTCAGGAAGTCGGAGCTTTCCTGCATTTTGGTTTCCAGCGTCTGCTGGACGGTAGGCTGTACATTGAACTTCACGCTGGCATCGGCAACCTGGTTCAGTTTGCCGATCTGCTCCACGTAGGCGTTGAACTTCAAGCGGGTTTCGTTACGCATGGTCTGTCTCCAGTGATTCGAGTGTGTCCGTTCGGCGGTACCGGCTTAGCAGTCGGTGACCTGCTCTCCTTTGCCGCCAGAGGCAGCCGGGCGTTGGGTGAAGTTCGGGGTGTTGTCGAGCTTCTGTTTCAGCTCGGTCAGTTCGTCCTGGGCTGCTTTCAGATCGGTCTGCAACTGCTGGAGTGCAGAACTGTCGCCACCGTCGCCCAGCTTGCTGAACTGGTCTTTCAGGCTTGCCAGTTCACCGGCGATCGCTTCGATCGCTTCAGAGAATTCACCGTCTTTCTGGGTGCGCTGGCCTTCGTTACGGCTCAGCATCTCTTTAACGCGGGTCAGCAGGGAGGTGTTGTCTTCGAACTCCAGCTCGACTTCACGGGCGGCGCTGAACACGTTCTCGGGCTTCTGCTTGCGAGCATTCAGCGGATTCTTTTCAGCCTGAGTCGCTGCAAATTCCAGCATTTCAGTGCCCAGCGAGGCAGGGGAGTCGGTCACGGCCAGGCCGACCAGGTACGCTTCGCCCTTATCCGCAAAGTTGTGGTCGATTTCCATGCTGGTGTAGACCTTCTTGCGCTTTTTGTTCAGGGCGATCAGGTCATCGTTCGGGGTGATCTGGGCGTACAGGGCCACCTTGTCTTCGCCGTCAATCTGGATGGTCTCGGTCTTCAGGGCGGTCACATCACCGAAGGCGCCGAAGCTGCTGTCCGGCGCCATGCCGCGCACATGCTCACAGTTGACGCGGGCACCGTACTTTTCGGGGTTGTAGTTCGCGGCCATCTGGGTCAGCCAGGCGGCCTCGATTTTGCGGCCGTCCGTGGTGTCACCTTCAACACCTACGCGAAACCATTTGCTTTTCAGCGCCTTCTTGGCCATCGGTCTGTCCTCGTCTGATTTCAGCTGCTGCTGTTCGTTATCGATGGGGACAGGGTGGGCGTATGCGCGTGGGGCTTCAATTCGTGCTGTATGTATAGCCAGCCGCTACACGGGGCAGGACGGGGAGGGGGGTGCGTTGATCGCTACTCTGGCGGCATGAATGCAATGACTGACGTGACAGAGTTGGACCCGCGACGCCTTGCCAGGCTGCTGTACTGGCAGGGGTTTCGCGTTGCCCGCATTGCGGAGCAGCTGGGCGAGAAGGCCGCCACGGTTCACAGCTGGAAGAAGCGCGACGCCTGGGATGAGACTAAACCCATCGAGCGGGTCGAGTTTGCCGTAGAGGCTAGACTGATCCAGCTTGTAATGAAAGACCCCAAGGAAGGCCGCGACTTCAAGGAAATAGACTTGCTTGGTCGCCAGATCGAGCGTATGGCACGGGTGCGCCGGTACGAACAGCCCGGTGGTCACGAGGGTGATCTGAACCCGAAGGTGGCCAACCGTAATAAGGGCGAACGCAAAAAGCCGACCAAAAACGAGGTCACGGATGAGATCGCCGAGCAGCTGCGGGCGGCGTTCTTTGATGAGTTGTTTGACTACCAGAAACACTGGTACCGGGCCGGTGAAAAATACCGTATCCGGAACATCCTCAAGAGCCGCCAGATCGGAGCCACCTACTACTTCGCACGGGAAGCCTTGCTCGATGCGGTCGAGACCGGCCGCAACCAGATCTTTCTGTCGGCATCCAAGGCACAGGCCCACGTCTTCAAGGAGTACATTCAGGCCTATGCCCGCGATGTGGCTGACTGGGAGCTGACCGGCGATCCGATCGTACTGTCGAACGGTGCCACGCTGTATTTCCTCGGTACCAATGCCCGCACGGCGCAGTCCTACCACGGCAACCTGTATTTCGATGAGTACTTCTGGACCTACCAGTTCCAGACGCTTCGTAAAGTCGCCTCCGGCATGGCAATGCACAAAAAGTGGCGGCAGACCTACTTCAGCACGCCATCCAGCCTGAGCCACGACGCATACCCGTACTGGTCCGGCGAGCTGTTCAACAAACGCAGGAAAAAAGCCGAGCGCGTCGATATCGATATCAGCCACGCAGCACTAAAAAACGGTCTGTATTGCCCGGACGGTCAGTGGCGTCACATCGTTACGGTGGAAGATGCGGTTGCCCAGGGCTGCGACCTGTTCGATCTGGATCAGCTGCGCCTGGAGTACAGCGAGCCGGAATACGAAAACCTGCTGATGTGCCAGTTTGTCGACGACAACAAGAGTCTGTTCGGCCTGATGATGATGCAGCGCTGCATGGTCGACAGCTGGGAAGTGTGGAGCGACTTCAAGCCGTTCGCACCCAAGCCGGTGGGCAACCAACCGGTCTGGATCGGCTACGACCCCAACGGCGAAACAGAAACTGGCGACAACGCAGGCCTGGCGGTGATCCTCCCGCCCGAGAAACCCGGCGGCAAATACCGCGTGATCGAGCGGCGTCAATTCAGAGGGCTGGACTACGAGGACCAGGCCGAGCAGATCCGCCAGATGACGCTGAAGTACAACGTCACCCACATTGGCATCGACACTACCGGCATCGGCTCGTCGGTGTACCAGCTGGTCCGCAAGTTTTTCCCGGCAGCGGTGCAGTACCAGTACAACCCCGAGGTGAAAGGCCAGCTGGTGATGAAAGCCTATCAGCTGATCAGCAAAGGCCGGCTGGAATTCGATGCCGGTTGGGTCGATATCGCGCAGGCCTTCATGGCGATCCGG